TCGCAATTGAGCCTAAAAATAAGGAGCTTTGGTGCGCGACCAATGAGCGGGACGGGATGGGCGACAATCTTCCACCCGACTTTGCCACAGCAGTGAGGGCAGTAGCATTCTACGGATGGCCATGGTTCTATATCGGGGACCATGAGGATCCCCGCCATCGAGGTGAGAGATCCGATCTTGCCTCGCGTCTTACCGTCCCAGACGTTCTCATTCAGCCGCATTCCGCCCCACTTGGCATCGCGTTCTACGATGGGAGCAGTTTCCCAGCCGACGGCCGAGGCGATGCTTTCGTAACGCTGCATGGAAGTTGGAATCGCTCGCCCCGAGCTGGTTACAAAGTAGTCCGGTTGCGTTTTGTGGATGGTAAGGCGACCGGGGAGTACGAGGATTTCATGACTGGCTTCGTGGCTAGCGACAGTGCGGTTTGGGGAAGGCCCGTCGGCGTGGCTGTCCTGCATGATGGCTCATTGCTGGTCAGCGAGGACGCGAATGGCACGTTATACCACATTTCCTACGTTTCTCGATGAACCAGGGTGGTGTCGCCGCATTCAAACGATATTGGTGGGAGAGCGTCCGTGTCCGACAATCCGCTTGAAGACAATCCGGCCCGTGACCAAAAGATCCGGGAGCGAGCTTATGAACTCTGGCAAGCTGACGGCAGTCCGCACGGAAGCGATATCGAATATTGGGAACGCGCGCGCGAGTTGGTTGGAATGGAGGAGAGTAGCCGAGCCGGGCAGATCCCTTTGCCGGACGACCGCGACCCCGCAGCGATTACCGGCCAGCCGGTCGAGGAAGCCTCGATACAGCAGAATTTGGGCGAGTTTCCGGACCGCGTCACGGATCAGGGCGATCATCCGCCAACGCCCGATCCTGCTCTTCGCCGTGGGTAGAACGTCTAGAACGCTTCCCGGAACCGGGCGGGGATCGGCCAAAGCTCGTCTGCGTTGACTCCGAGATCGATTTTGAATGTCTGGCCTTCGCGCCCGTGGCCACTTTCGACGGTTCGATCGAGCCATTCTGACAGCGGTGCCTGATCTCGATCCAGCCGGTCTTCAGCAGCTCTCGGCAGGCTAGCCATACCGTGAAACAGCGCGAGCCACTCTCGGTCAGGTATCCGTTGATGAGAGCCGAAGCGTTGGTCGGCCCACGCCATATTCCTCGTCCGCTTCAAGCGGTTTAGGCCGATGCTCAAATCCGCCCAATGGAGATGGAATAGAAACAGGTCGGCGAATGAGATCGGCTGGTCAGAGCTGTGAAAGCCGGGCGACCAGAGAATCGGCACGCGCGTCAAGACCGGCTTGCACATGGCGCTTGTAAATCTGATCCAGTTCCTCTGAACACCGATTAGCCGTGACGGATCGAGGTCGGACTCGAGTGAGGGCACATGCTGAACATCGAAGCCTATGGCGTTGACGACAGGCACTGTCTGGGCTGCGCAGAAGGCGGGGAGGTTACGATGAGAGCACGGATCGGCGATCACAAGCTCATCGACGTCAGTGTACAGGACCCAGTCGAAGTAGCGGAGCAGGCTTTCAGCAAATTTGGAGACGAAGGCCGCGCGACGCTCGTCGTCGTGGGCTGAACGCGGGATTCTAAGCCGATTGATGCCCTGAGGCAGTGCAAAGTCTTCGGATGAGCCATGGTCGATGATGAAGCAGTGGTCGGCGCCAACCTGGCGTGAGTAGTGGCGAGCCCAAATAGGGCAAAGTGCGGCCTCGTTGTAGGCCATAGTCAAGGCGGCGACCTTGGGTAGCATACAAGCTGTTTTGCGCGTTAGTTGGCTCTGGTCAACGACGTCATCACTCTGAACCAGGGTTCAAATCTGCACCGTCAGGATCGGCCAGCGGAGAAACCGGGCGGTTTCGATCAGCATCCGAGCACACCGAGCTGCCCTAGTTGCCGAAGGCGAAAGCCGCGGTGACGCACCCGATGATGGCCAGCATGCTACTAGCCAGTAGCAGCCGGGTCAAAATGCTCCTGTTGGTCATCGGCTTTCTCCGCGTTGCATAGCTTTATAGCTAGATGAGTGCTCGATGGCTGTGGTGTAGTGTTTGATTTTGTAACATCAGGTTACTGCCGAGTTGGCAAGCCTTCTTGCGCCGGGTCGTGGCGCTGGCCGGTCATTCTCGACGGCGCCGTCCCCTGGACGACGTCGTCGATCGTCGTCATTGATCGTCGCTCAAAATCCGGATGGGAAGGTTTCCGCTTTCGCGCGTTGAGGGCCGGAACAGGCTTGGCAAGAACGGGCAGTTCTCTACGGTTTTCGACCAGTAAAACCACTCACCTGGCCATATGTCAGGTGGCACTGGAATGCTCAGAACGTATTTTTGATCGTGTCCTGGATCGCTGGGTCCCGTCGCATCGCTTGCCAGCGGATAGAACTGCTTTATGCGCTCGCCATGGAAATCAATCCAAGTCCAGAGCCACTGCGACGTTACGGACGGGCAGTTTTGCTTGCGGTCGAGTTCCACGAAGAGCTCGATATGTCCCTTACGTCCAACTTTATCGGAAACCTCACGTATCTGATGCACCACCACGGGCGGGCGGTCGCCAATCCGCAAAATCAGGATGCAGGAGAACCAAGTGCCGAGGGCGAGACCGACTGCACCGGCCAGAATGCTCTTGCGCCAGATCACGCTGGGGAGACGCAACAGACGCGACATCATGGCTGATGCCTTGCGACTGTGATGAGCCAGGTCATGACGCTGATCAACATGCCAACGATCCCGCCGACCAGGGCCGTGACAGCGGATTTGGTTGCTTCGGTGCGCCTGGTCTCAGTGAGGAGGCGTTGGCGGCGGACGTATCGGAAATCATCGCGAAGATCGTTGAGGTCATCCATCTCGGTGATATCGATGCCGAGTAATCGGAAGGTGTCGGTGATCGAGCGTAGCGCGGCGCGTTCAGCTAGTTGCTGTGCCGTGGTTTGGTCGGGAGGTGGCCTGGGATCGTCGGGCATGAGCGTGGGGATTCCGGGTTCAAGCGATGGCAGACCAGCCGTTCGAGTCGGTGCCGGTGCACTTGATCCAGAGCGTCTGCCCGACACCGCCTTCTAGGTTTCGGTAATCGGAGCCAGGTGGTGCGGAGACAATGCCATTCGGCGAGCCGTGTCCGGTTGCGGCAATGTAGCCGGAAGGGTCGGTGTCGCTGGTGATACGAACATGGCCCGCGGACGCCGGCCGTAGACACAGGTCAGCGTTTGGCAATGTGCGTAAGACGAGACTGCCATCGCCTGGTGGCGCGATATAGTCGGCAAGCGGGACGGCATCGGCGCGCCAAGCGCCGAATGTGCCAGTGAAATTGACGGTGGCGTTCGCGGGTGCGGTGAAGCTGGCAAGCGTCCAATTTTCCTGAAATGGAAAGGAGCCGGTTCGAGCGAACGTCGTCGCGGCGTTGCAGGCAATCCGTATGCGACGGCCCTCGAGAACCGGCAGACCGACCGAAACGCTTGCCGTCGCACCGGTCCCGTCGCCTGTGATCGTGGCGGTGGCTGCCGAACCTGCTGGCCCGTAACCGGAACCGGGATTAGTTAAAGCGATGCCAATTACGGCGCCACCCGAAACGTAGGCTATTGCCGTCGCGCCGCTGCCTGCACCCGAAACCGTGACTGACGCCGTCGAATAGCCTGCTCCGCCCTGCGTTACCTTTATGAAGCCGATTTGGCCGGCGACGGCGAGTTGCCGTTCGGTCTGGATGGATTGCACGCCGGACGGCACGGCACTGAGCATAACTTCATCGACTATATCCGGGAGTTGGACGGTCTGTAGCCCGTTGATGGCCGTCGGGTTGGCGAACGTCCGCTGTGTCGCATTCCAGCGGTTTCCAGCTACGGTCGCACTGTCAGTGTGGGCGTAGAGGCATTGCCCTATCGTGGCGCCATTCGTGCCGATGAAGTCGTTGTCAGTCACCAGGACAGACTGTGGCGCATCGAGCAGCCAGATGCCGCCGCCCGCAGCCGAGGAAATGCCGATCGTGTTGCCGCTCAGGGTAAGATTAGTTGTGGAGAGACCGAAGTTGTTGCCAGCACCATCCGTCTCGACATTGTAGACAAGGGCAGCCCAGCCGTTGTCCTGGAGGAAGTTGGACGTGACACGCACGCTTTGGCTGCCGCCCGGGTTGATCCCTACTGCCGCCCCGGTGATGTGGTTGGACGAGATGTCGACGGCTTGGCTTCCACCGCTATCGATACCGAATTGAGCACTGCCCGTTATAGTATTCCCGGTAACACGAGAGTAGGAGCAGTTGGCTAGGATTCCGGCTCCACCATTTTTGGTGTTGCCGTTGTTACTCAACAGGTTCGATGCCACGTGGACTGCACGGCCGGATACCGCGATCCCGTATACGAGGTTGTCGTGGCAGACATTGTCAGTGACAAGAGTGCCGATCGCGTCGGGGTTGGCGTTGCCCCAGGTCGGCGGCTGGAGATTGGTGGCGTTGAAGTTGCCGACCGCTATGCCCCGAGCGTTTCTCCAACATTGATTGGCATTTATCAGCGCAAGGCGGACGGCTTGCTTGAAGGTCGGATCGTTGAAGTCTGCGCAGATTCCGTAGCCGACATTGTCATGGGCGCGATTTCCCGTGAGCCGGACCCCATCGACCGCCTGCACCCATATGCCGTGGGCGGCATTAAATGCGGCCTCACAATCGGCGATGACATGAGCAGTTTGCGCCGGGTCAGAGGCGAGGATGGTAAGGCCGTTACCGAGAGTCGGGCCGCCGGCGTTGAGAAAGCTGCAACTGTGAAAGCTCGAGGCCAGGCAAGCGGCCGTCACCAGGACGGACCAACTCTCGCCTGGAACGGATGAGCTGTTCGCGTCAAAGATGATGCCATCGGCGACGAAAGCCGGACCATTGATGCTGATCCACGCACTGCCACTGGATTGCGTGATACGACGCAGGACCGTCTGACCGGGCGCGCCTCGTAGGATTGCGGCTTGCGGAATGGTCCATTGCCCGGAGGTGGCGTAAGTGCGCGGTCCGAGCTGAACAGGGCGTTTTGTCGCGATGGCTGCCGCCAGCGCGGCTGTATCATCGGTCACGCCATCGCCGACGGCGCCGAACGACTCCGGGGTTACAGCGGCTGCCAGCAATGCGGAAAGCGTTCGCGGTGTGGTCGTGCCGTCCGGCAACACCGTCGAGGCAGAAATGTCGAGCCCAACAAGGCTGAGCGGAGCCATGACGGTCGAGAGCGCACCGTTAGCGATGGCTAGACCTGCGCCAAGCGCGATCGTCTCTGGCGAGCCAACGCCAGGTGATTGACGGCCGAGGAGAGTGCCGGTTGGCAGCGTGATCTCGGGCTGAACGCCTGCAAGAAGCTGCGCGCGGGTGAGCTTCCGCAGGATGCCAGATTGGGAGGCTACAAGCTCATCCGTGTCGGAAGACGCGGGAGCAGCGGCGAGTTGGTCGACGGTCGGCATCAGCTTGCTGCCGCGACCGGATTGCCGTTGCTATCGGTGAGCGGGGAGCCGCTTTCATTAGTAAGGACGGCGGGCGCTGCGGAAGGCGTCGCCAACGCGACCACGGGAAGTAGAACCGTGCGTGAAATGGTTCGTCCGGCTTCAGTGCCGATGGACAATGTCACGTCGTATGTGGTGCCGGCCTGGCCCGATGCCAGCCAAAGAACCGCCCGAGCCCCGTCGGCGGCCATCGAGTTAAGGGATAAGTCGCCCGTTGCCGAGGGATTGATGCTGACATCGAGGGTGGCAATACCATCACCGTCGTTGCCGATGAGGGCGGGGGCGATATCGAATTGGTAATCGAGAACGTCGCCTGGATCCTTCAGGGGCCAGGAGAGCGGCGCTGGGGCCGCGGCTGTAGTACCGCGCGGTACGGGTACGAAGGTGTCCAGTGTGATGGTTCGCGCGGCGCTTGGACGCCAGACGTGAGCGGCAGTAGTCGGCATCGGGATTTCCTAATATGGACGCCGTGAGGGCAGATCAGTAGCGGATGGCCACAAATGGCTGAGGTTGCGATGCGACGGCGGTGACCGCGCCGGTGGGGGCGAAGGGACAATGGAAGGATTGTCCTGGCTGCAGGGGAATCGAGGTCGGCGACCCGGCAGAAGCGGTCGTCGTGAAATCCAGATAGAGGGCAGACGACCCGGTGTTGACGACGTCGCACCCTGAGGAAACCGTACCGGCTGCGAACACCGTGACTGCGGTGTTGGCCGTCAGGATCGCAGCCGTGCTCGGGGCCGTGAATGTGACCGGACCAGGTTTTGTGATCGAGCATGCGCCGGCGGTATAGGAGCCGTCCTGGTTGGGACAGGCGATGACGACGGTGCCGGCCCTACCGTCCTTTGTCGCATAAGAGCTCGAGATGCTTTGGGCTTGTGAGACGATGGGGAAAAGCAAAATTAGGGCAAGAAGTCTGCAACTCACCTCAGAACTCCACGATAACTATGCCGGCAGCGCCCGGGCCACCGTTCTGCGCAATGCCGTAGCAACCGCCGCCGCCGGACCCCGGTGCCGCACCTGCCTGAGGTGACGTCCCACCGCCAGCGGCGGCCCGACCTCCACCACCGAAATATGACGCACCACCATTGCCCGCGAAGATCGCAGTGCCGCCGTTTCCGTCGGACCCATTTCCCCCGAGAAGATTGATGGCGCCGCCCTGGCCGTAGCCGGGTGCGCCGCCGGCGGCATAGGTCGCTGCTGAAACACCGCCGAATCCACCGGTGGCGCTGATCGTCGTTCCAAAACTGCTGAGACCGCCTTGGCCGGCGCTCGCCCCGGCAGCGACTCCGGCATCGCCGCCCGTTCCGACGATAACGGGGATGACCTGCCCGGGCTGCACCGCGACGATGCCCTCGGCATAGCCTCCAGCACCACCGCCGGCTCCGCCTAGTTGAGGCGCTCCTGCGCCACCGCCGCCGCCGCCGCCGCAGAGCCGCACGCGTACAGAAGCGCTGCCGATTGGTACGACGAAGTTTCCGGAGCCTGTGTAGGTTGCAATGCGTGAGAATCCAGGTGTGAGCGTATTGAGCTTGAAGGCAATAAAGGGCGCCCCCGGGAAAACAGTAATGTTTGCCGGCGTGACCTCCGTCTGACCGTAGTTCACTGTGACGACGTATAGTCCGACCCAGCCACTGTCGACGGGCGGGGTCACTTGAGTGCCGGCGGCCGCTGGGGCGGAAGGCTTTAACTGCAGTTGGACCCGTTGCTGACGCACCGTGTTCTGTGTAGCACCGTCGTTCTGCGGCCCGCTGAAAGGCTGGGTGGGATTGGCGGCATTGTAATACGGCAGGACGACAGGGTCTGCATCAGTCTCAGATAGAGTTGCTTCGACGAGGTAGTTGATCGACTGCCCAGAGACAGTCGGTGCTGTCAGTGCAAACGTCGTGGCTCCCGTTAGGATACCCATTTTCACCAGCGGATCGGTGCTGTCGGCCGGCAGTGAACCGTAGGCGGTTGCGTCGATCACGCTCATGGTGGCAAGACTGCCGGGCCCGATGAGGATCGTCATGCTAGCTGGAGCCGTTGGGTTGCAAGCGAGGCCGTCCACGACGGTCCCGCTGCCCAGCGTAGCTTGCGCCAAATAACCGATGGCGATCATCGCGTTTTTCTGTGCAGACAGAAGGTCGGTGTCGAGCGGGATACTTCCCGCATAAACGATCTGGCGATCCACGTAGGATAGTCCTTAATTAGTGATGCTGGTCCAGGCGGTGGAAGCGGTTGGCAACACCGACGTGATGGCGGCGTAGATGTCTGTATCACTCACCGCACTACCGCTTTGGCTCGAACTCGCTCGGGCAAGCGGGCCGGGTGTTCCGTAACCTGCAATCGTGGAGATGCCGAGGGGAGGGGGGCGTTGCGCTGTGACAAAGACTTGAAACGGAAGCGAGAGATTACCCCAACCGCCGGCGGCGCCGTAGGCCAAACCCGGCCCAGCATAGGCGCCCGTGTCAGCGGGACGTGCTGGCTCGAAGATCGTCGGCACGACACCCGTTAGTTCTGTAAGTGCGGCAGAGAGGGCGTTGCGGGTGGCGTGTTCGCACTGAAGAGAATAGCTGATCCGGGCGCGGAAATCGCCATCCGGCTCACTGCTGCGGCGCGGCAGGCGCCGTCCGAAGAAATCACGGCTTATCAGGTCGAGAAAGTCACCCCCGGCAGTAGCAAGACGCGATTGCGATCGAACGTAGACAAGAAGGGAGAAAATAGAAGACCAGCCGACAGCCAAGCCACTTAGAACCGCGTCTAGTATGGGCGTGGTATCGCCGAACCAGCGGCTGGGAAGAAGCGCTTTGATGCGGATGGTAAAGTCGGCCGTGTCGCCGGTCATGTTAGCTCACCGTCACTGTGCCGGGCTTTATGATGCCGGAGGTCGGCGGAACGAGGTCGCTCGCCGCGCCGTTGATGGTGACGGCGCTGACGTTCGTGATCTGGCTACTCGCCCCATAGGCGATCGCCGCTAGCCGGGAGAGCGGTAACGTCCCGCCGATCGGTAAGGAGGCGACATAGGAAGTAACGGCAGCTACGACAGCCGCCTGCGCGGTCGCAAGGCTTGTTTGTGGTGCCATGATTGTGAGAGCGACGTTGGCGATCTGCAGTGCCGGCGGTTGGACAGCGAACTGGGTTCCGACGGGACGGATGTTTTCGAGCGCGGCGGAGACGGCGGACAGAGTCGTTGCAGGTGGAGAGCCGGAGCCATCGTCGACGGTGACCGTGAAGAAGCCGGGGCGGCTAGCTCCTGCTGGGTCGAGGTTCTCGGATAGAATATACGTCAGACCTTGCTGCAGCGACTGTATCGTGAAGGCGATTGCCGCTGGTGTCGCCCGCGAGCGACTGTCGATGAAGTTTGCGAAGCGTGCACGAAGAGCATCGTCGGACTCGGCGTTGATCCCACCAGCCGTCGTGATCGTATTCGTGACGGTATCGATCCCCGGCATCGCGCTCGCAAGTAGTGAGATGGCTCCTGCGCTCACATTGGCAGAGGGGCCAGCGACGATTGCCTGGACCGGAACGGATACGCTGCTGGACGGTGCCGGAACATTGTAGCACGTGTTCACCGGGTCGAAAGCGGGGTTCGTTGGGTCAGCGGTCACAGCGAAGGTGATGGTCGCGTCGCCCGTTTTGACCTGTGCGCCGACGGGGATGACGGCCGCAAAGCCTGGGGTGATACGCGCAAACGTCACAGTGCCTGTGGAGCACTGACCCGGCAGGCGGGTGACACCGAAATCGGCAACCCAGGTGTCAAGGTCCGGCCCCGTGGAGGTTGCCGCACGCGTCGCGGAGAGGACCTGGACCGCTATCCATTGTAGCCAGAGCGCCGCGGAGGCATTCGCTTCGAGGATTGCGCGGAGGACGCTGCCAACGGTCAGATCCAGTAAAGCCTGCGCGCTGCTTTGGACGCTGGCGGCCATGTTTTGGACGAGAGTGGTGAAATTCTGGAGGGGCAACTGCATTGGATACCACCTGGATGGGGGTGGGCTTCAAGAGGTGAAGCTTATGATGCCGGTCTGTCCGGTGGCAGCGTCCGCGTAGCGGATCTGGACGTAGAGATTGCCACTCGGGTCGGGGGTGAGGTCGATTGTGGGAGCGGGTGATCGAGCTATTGCCGGCTCTTTGGAGAGCTGTCCCCGAATCGCCGCTTCAATGGCGAGCGCGGCGCCCGGCTGGCCGACATAGGTTGAGAGGCTGGCACCGTAGTCGAGCTGCCAAATGTATTCGCCTTGCGACGTTAGCAGGCGGCGGAGCACTCGTTGTTCGGTGAGGGATGGAACGTCGGTGGTAGCGAGGTCACCTGAGGGCGATAGGACGAGGTCGTTACCCCATAGGTGATTGAGGTCCGGCATGGAGAACTCCGGTAGGTAAGACTGCGTGCATAGCCCGACTTGATCAGTCTGGTAGGCTCGTTGTGACTGTCGATGGATGGTGAACGTGGCCGTTGTAGTGCATCCGCAGCGAGCTCATGGGACCGTGCTGGTCGTAGACGTCACCGGCGACGTGGAGATCACCCTTGATCTGAATGGTTCCATCGTTCTGCAATTTCAGGAAACTGCCTGATTGATGCACCAGCCAGAATTCACCGGGCGGTGCAGCAGGGGGCGTCGTCTGGGTGGACCAACTCGCGGCGATGATGAGGCCTTGCTCTGCATCTCCCTCTTGCGGCAGGACGAGCACTTGATCACCCGGTGACGGGGGGCATACCAAACCCCAGCCGTTGCCAACCCACGGCGTGAGCAGCGGCAGCCAACCGGTCAGAACGCCTTCTGGCTGAAGTGTGACGCGGGCACTCGCAGCCGTTGGATTAACAGAGGTCACGGTCGCGAAGCGCGGGGCTCCGACGGCCTGGTCTTGATTGGCGCCATGCGCCTTCAGCGCATTGAGCAGGCTGTCCAAGGGGCCTCCTAAGTCGTCGTGTTGCCGGGGAGAAGGTTTTTTAGCCGCAACCGCTCGGTAAAACCGTGATCGACGCTGAAATGGCGGTCCAACTCGGCGACGTAATAGGTCTGATCAAAATCGGTACCCGTACCGGTCAGCACGATTTGAGACCGGGGATTGAGGGCTATTTCACCCGGGAGCTCCGCGCTGACGATGCGTTCATGAGCGGAGAGGTCGGCAAGAATACGGTCTGCGAGTGTCTGTGCATCGTTCGGCGTCAGGTTGGGCCGCACCACGACGATATGCTGTGGTGTGCCGCCGCGACGTCCCTGACCGGTCGTGCGCGCCGTCTGACTGAAAGACGACTGTTGGCGACTGTTCCAAGATTTCACCGTGACCTCGATATCCCGGGCGAGGGTAAGCGAGTGCTCCAGATCGAGGGTGATACAGTCATTCGGGGTCAGCATCAGGGCCGGAGCCGCGCTGGGCAACGGGGCGAATGTCAGGGTCTGTCCCGACACGAAAACCTCGAAACCCTCACGAGCGGCCAGGAAGGTCAGCAGGTCCCACTCGGTCGTGGACCGGCAGTATTGTCCCAGAGTGAGGCGATCATGCTCCGTTTCGTAATAGCGGCCGGCCAGTGTCGATGTCGCAGTCACGTTCGGTGTCAGGTTGTTGCGGCCGGCCAACGTGGTTGCGATTTCGCTCGCTGTTTGGTTGCTGAACGTTTCCTGCGTCCGGGCATCGAGGAGGCGAGCGGTGAGATCACGACCGTCGATCTCGACGGTCCGGTTCAGCACATCCATGCGGACGGTGTCCGCCTCACCCTGAAGAAGGCTGGTGGGAGAACCGTCAAGGCCGACCTGGATATCGAGCACGGCACCGGGCTGAAGGAGAGTGGCAGCTGTGCTGGCGTCAAGAGCGAGGCGGAGGCGGAAGCGAGCGGCTGCAAAATGCGCGTTGTCGAAGATATCGGCATCTATGACATTGGGCAGTGGCGTTCCGGCGGCCAAGACGGTGAGGGTGGGTGTGCGAAGACTACTGCTGGACAATGCCGCCCCCAGCGGTCGGGTCCGGATCGGGTATCTGGAGCGTTGTCAGCCCGGATAGAACTGGGTCGGTGATACCGTTGAGCTGGGCGATGCGGATCCACTGCGTGGCATCGGCGAGTTGGGCTGCGGCAATTTGGAAGAGGTTGCCGCCTGCAACGATGAGAGTTTGCATCACGCGCCCGCCGTCAGGTTACGGGCGGCGCGGGCGACATAGGCGCGGGAGGCGGTGAGCCGCGCGAGTAGGCCGGCGGATTTTGCGGCAGACCTGAAGTCGTTGCTGCCCAGATTGCTGCTGGCGGTGGCTGTCTGGCTGTCTATGGAGGCGAGTGTGGCGTTCAGACTGTTACGGGCAGCGGCGTTCGCGGGTGTGCCGGGTGTGGTTGCGCCGGTCTGTACGACGGCGGCGCTGGCAGCAGTAGCGACGCTGCCGGCGGTGAGAAGGTCTTCCGTCACGGTAGGAAACAAGGCGGCTGCGCTCGTGATAAGCTCTGCAGCCTCGTCACGCAGAACGGTACACGAGATGCGGAACGGGATCCACCAGGGGCTGCGGTAATCGGCCTCGAAGCGTTCGAGGATGACGGTGTATGTGAACGCGTCCCACGCGAGGGGCAGGGTGGCCCCGGCGATCCGGAGGGTGTCGAGCAGGCGTGCGCGATCGGCCGCGTCTGGGCCGGTGAAGATGCCCGAGAAAGCGATGTCAGCCGGGTCGGGACCGAGGGCGTCGATGATCCGGATTCCGCCGGGCAGGCGGTGGATGGCCAGGCGCTGGCGACCGCCGACGGTGATCGAGCTGGGCAGTTCGAAGCCGGCGAACGCGACGGGACCGAGGGTAAGGCTGAAATCGGACATTGTCAGTAGCCTTGTGCTTGGCCGGACCAGAGGGGGGTCTGGCGGGGGTCGGGGCCGGTGGGACCGGCGGGAGGGCGGCTGGCTTGGCGGGCAAGGCTGCTGGCGATCCAGCGGCCCAGGCGGACGCCGTCGAGGACGATGTCTCCGGAGAGGGTTACGGGTTGGGGGGGGGGGGGGGGGTGGTGCGGCGGATGAAGGTGCGCCGCTTGGTGATGCGGGCGGTGTGGTTGTAGCGCTAAACGGCACGGCCGGAGTGGGATTGGCGGTCTGCGCTGGTGGCGATTTTGGCAGGGGCGGAGACGCCAGTGGTTTTGGTCGTGTTCGCGCTGCGACTGCGGAAAGGTTTGGCGCGGGGGGTGAGAACGTAGGAGGCTTGGCGGACGGGGTGGCTCGTCTCGCAGGTGGAGCCGGCGGCGGGGCAAGCGTGGGAGCGGGCGAGGCCGGTGGCGAGGCTGGCTTGGCGGGGG